CCCGGTGGCAAAAAGAAAAATAGAAAAAAAGCTATGGGTGGTGGAATGATGCGTGATGCATATCATGCAGGTGGACTTGCTAGACGTAAGAGAATAGGCTGTGCGTAGTTATTATTCAGAAGGTGGTTTAAGAAAATGGGTCAAGGACAATTGGGTCGATATTGCGAACAAGCGAAAAGATGGCTCATACCCGAAGTGTGGAAGAAGTGGTGGAGAAAAAAGAAAAAATTATCCAAAATGCGTGCCCATTGCAAAAGCAAGAGCGATGACCAAAGGTCAGCGTGCGGGTGCCGTAAGAAGAAAACAAGCGAAATCAAATACAGGCCCTACACCTAGTAGAGCAGCAACGTTTGCTAAGAAAAAGAAAAAAGCGTAATGAGAGAATATTATTCAAAGGGCACAATGCCCGCGAGAAATAAAAAGAACTTTAGACCTACAAAGTCTGGAGCAGGCATGACTAAAGCTGGGGTCAAAGCCTATAGAAGATTAAATCCTGGCTCTAAACTAAAAACAGCCGTGACGGGTAAAGTGAAACCAGGATCAAAAGCTGCTAAACGTAGAAAATCATTCTGCGCAAGATCACTAGGACAGATGAAAAAATTTCCTAAAGCAGCAAAAGATCCCAATTCACGTCTTCGTCAGGCAAGAAGGAGATGGAAATGTTAAAGAAAAAGGCAATCAAAAAAGTCATAAAGGGATTGGGCAAAGCAGTTAAGGCTCATACTAAACAAGCTAAAATGTTGAAAGGAGCTATTAATGGCGGATCCAAAAAAAGGAACGGGAAAAAAGCCTAAAGGTTCAGGAAGACGATTGTATACGGATGAAAATCCTAAAGATACAGTCAAGATAAAATTTGCAACACCTTCAGATGCAAGAGCGACTGTTGCAAAAGTTAAACGTATCAATAAACCTTTTGCACGTAAGATACAGATACTAACCGTTATGGAACAAAGAGCT